GGAATTGTAAGAATAATATATCCAAATGATAGCATAAATAAATATCATAGAAGTAAAATTATTGATGTAAAAGTGTATTTGAAATAATTTAATATTTTTCCTTAAGTATCTAAATATGACTTAAGGGGATAAACTATATATATATTTATAAATAGAAAATGGAAAGCGTAGAAGATTTGTATATCCTAAATTGTATAAAAATTTATAATAAATCAGACAAACATTTATATAATTTTACATATTGTAATCTATATGGATTTAAATTTATAGATGTTGAACACAAACAAGTAAAAAGATTAAAAGCTTATGATATTGAAGAAATAAGGAATATAATAAATAATCAAATGCAATTGAAAATACGTTATATAAGTATTCGAATTACGGGTGGAATTGAAAAAAAAATATATCCACATGATAAAATAGATAATTATGATAAGAGTGAAATTGTTGATGTACAAGTATATTTGAAATAAATTAACTATTTTCTTCATATATTTCAATTGAAAATGAATTTAATGTATTTGGTTTTGTATATTTATTTTCCATATTTAATGAAAACATAATTATTTCAAATCTAAATTCTTCTTCGTTGGTTCCTGTCAAGCTATTTATAATATTCATTAGAATATCAGGTAATATATATTCGTGATAATCATTAGTACCAATTAATATGTTATACCATCTATTTATAGAACGAGATTTACATATTTCAGCGAATTCAATTGTTGTTGATTCATTAATTTCTGTTGTTTTATTTTCATCAGATCCAATATATACAGTTTTTGTAATAAATACCATTTTTATTATATATTACAATACGAAAAAAATAATTTAATATTTATCTTCCCATTTTTCAAATACTCCTTTTTTATTATTAATAATTATAAGTAATTTATTTTGTGTATTAACATAATGTTTTTTAAATTCTTCCATGTTATCTAATATTGAAAATGATTTATTCAAACACCAGCAAACAACTACTTTACCATTTCCATCAAATTCTACAATTTGTGCAATTTCTTTTTCATCAGCATTTGAAATTAATACATATTCATCGATATTATAACCCATTATATATTATAATACGAAAATAAATAATTAAATTTTTATACGTTCTTGTGTTGAACTATTTGTTAAATTGTCTTTGCTTACACCAACGATATCAAAGATAAATACAACATTTGGATATGCTAAAACAGTCGTAGGCAATGCATCATCAAGAACACGACCATATTGAATAGTTATATTACATATTTGTTGCGATTTACCAAATGTATAACAATTATTACTGTAAAATAGTTGTGTTGCCGTTGTACCATTTGTAAATGCAAACGATGATATTGGACAAATATTTGTATTGCATCCTTGTTTAACTGAATAAGTTTGGTTAACAAATGGTAATCCACTAAGTTTGACAATTACATTTCTATCATCGTTTACACTTCCTATGGCTACAGCTGCGGCAGTTGTAATAGTATTTAAACATATATTGAATAAATCATATTTGTCATACATATCACCCAATAATGTTCTCAAATTTATATTATTCCATGTTTGTGTCAATCGTTTATCATCTGATGATCCATATTGTGATGTTGTTCCTGCAACTCCTAAATCAGAAGATCTTAACACTAAAGAAGCAAATTGTAAATTACTCATTTTTTATATATTATTAGCATACATAAAAAATTGATTTTCTTAACGAATTTTAACGAATTCTATCAAAATTTTCTATAGCATGTTTGATTTTCGAAGGATATTACACTATCAAACATAGCAAATGCATCAAAACGAGCTGATGCAATAGCTGTTGCAGTACCTCCAAAATTCATAACAGCAAATATATCATCAGTATTTGAATTATACCCACAAAAAATACTATCTTTAGGAGAACTAACGTAATTTTCTAAATCTATTCCTAAATAAAATGATCCTGAACTAACTAATTGATTTGTTGCGATTGTTGAAGCAGTTGATGTTTGTGTTTCATAACTAACTTTTTCAATAGATGGTTGATAATTTAAATCTGACATAGAACCCATTGCTTTTAATACTTCACTAAACATTTCGGGATAATTATCAGGTGCTTTAGTTGGCATAATTTGACTTCCAACTCTAAAGTAATAATTTAGTAAATTTCCTGTAATTGTAGAATATGGATAAAAAGTAGCTACACCAGTTCCCTTATCTCTAACCATTATAAAAATACTTTTTAATGAACTATATTTTGCCGCAATGGGAAAATTGACTTGTGTTGCTCCAGTCCCTAATGCAAAGTTATATTGATAATTAGAATAGTCAGGAACACAAAACTGTAATGGTGTTCCATCTGGGATTGAGCCATAAATAATTGACATTGCAGAATCAGACAATTTAATAAAATTTGCCACATATTCAACATTATTTAATGTTGGAACTGTAGTACCTACAAAATCCATACCAGCATTATAAGCATTTGCAACAAGTTGAATTTCTACTCTTAGGGGTGAACTTGTGCATGCAAATAAAGGAAAATAATTTCCACTGTTTAAAGATCCAAGTAATGAAATCAAATTCAAACAGTAATATCGTGGTGATGTTGCTGTTGTGGTTATAGAACCAAGTGTACCATCTGAAACAACTGCAGCATTTGCAAAATGAAATCCTTCTCCAGAATTAACTTGATATGCTGGTAAGTAATTTGTTGCTGCAGGGGTTGCTTGACCTGCTACTACAGCCAATGTATTAAATTGACTTATCAAATCATTTCTAGTGCCAACAAGCTCATTCATTCTACCATATGAAGCATCGGTTGAAACTTGTAAATCAAAAAGCATTTTAGCAAGTAAACCATAATTATCAATATCTTGAAGCAAATTTGATCCATGAAAAATACGAATACGTTGTATAACCCCATGAGCACCACAACTATCCCATCTAAACACGTTTTCAGCTGATGCGGCTCCAAAATTGACAGAAAATTTTAAATACGATTCAGTTGTTGCAAGAACTAAATTATTTTGTGTGGGAATATTAAGAATGATAGTCTGACCTAATCCATAAGGACCTGTTCCATTTTGGGGTGCTATATTAGTTCTATAACTTTGAGCCATAGCAGACTCAACTTTAGAACCATATTTCAATTGTTTTGGTAACATTTTTGTATATATTAAACTTATACAAAAAAAAATTTAAAAATTAATTAAACTTATACTATACTTATTTGTTTCTTTTTAATCCTGTCGGTATATGTGCAACACTTTCGTGATTCGATACATTATTATGTATATTTGTTGCTTCACTTGGTTTACTTGAAACTAATAAATTTCTTGTCAATTTACTTCCAATAGTAGATGGAAACATAACTTTATTTCCAACTGTCTGCATTTTAAAATTTGATTTATTTCCTAATCTGAACATTGTTTCTTATATATCTTATAAATAGAAATTAATCAATAAAATTTAATCATAAATTAATAGAGCTTTAAAAATACATATAAAAATGATTGTAAAATATTTAAAAGTAATAGGAAAAATAAAATATACATTAGAATAAGAAATATATATATAATAATTACCTGTAATTTTTAAGCTCTTATATAAAATTTAATATTTTGACAATAAAAATGACTTAAAAGAATAACAATATAAAAAAGTAGAAATCAGTAAACGATGCCAAATTATCAATTAGGGAAAATCTATAAAATCGAATGCAATGCAACAGGTTTAATTTATGTTGGAAGTACATGTGAACCAACTTTAGCCAGACGATTAGCCGGACATGTTAACACTTATAATCATTATTTAAAAGGAAAATTTCGAAATTCAACATCATTTGAAATAATTAAAAATAACGACTATGATATAATTTTATTGGAAGCTTATCCATGTAATTCTAAAGATGAACTACATGCAAGAGAAAGTTATTGGACACAAAATACTGTATGCGTAAACAAAGTTAAAAATCAAGGAATACAAGCAGATATAGGATACAAAGAATATAAAAAAGAATATAAAAAGGATTGGCATCTAAAAAATAAAGAAGAGCATAATCTTAAAAGTAAAAAGAATTATGAAGATAACAAAAGTAAAATTGCTGAATATCGTAGTAAAATAATTGATTGTGATTGTGGAAAATCATATACACAATCAAATAAAGCTCGTCATGAAAAAACAAATAAACACCAATCATTTATTAATCAATGAACGAAGTCCAGAACATCTAACTGTAACGTGCAAGTCCAGTTTATCCCGTTCAAATCAATCGCTTGCATATTCTGATCAACAAGTTTTAAATTAATAAAATTTATATTATTTGAAAATATATTGTTTCTAAAATTATATTGATTAACATAACATATATTAGAATTAGGTTGAGTTGAAATAGGTATTGAACATAATATATTTGGTGATTTCAATGAACAAAAAGCAATATTACCAACATTTAAATTTGATATTAAACATAAACATGATTTCGTTTGTAAATTCACACAAAATGAACTTGTTAAACTTTTTGATGAACTAATTAATAATGTTGAAAATCCCAACATATTTAAACAAGTTGAACTTGAATTAAAACTAAAATCATATTGTGTATGTGTAAAAGTAAATTTATTTGTTATTGCATTATAAGTACAATTCAGACCATTTAAATTAGCTGTAAAATATGTTGCCAATTGAATAGCATTATAATTTCCAGCTGTAATAATAGTTGAATATTGAGTATTATTTATTTGATATACTAAAGTATTATTTAAACTGTCAATCATATAAAATGAAAATGGAATATTTACATTAATAACACTAATATAAATTGTATGTTGTGAAGGTATTTCAATTGTGTTATTTAAATAAAAGTTACAATTGGATGTTAAACCATTATTATAACTATTAGCATATTGTGAATTAAAATGAATTTGTATTGATTCAATTCCGGAATCTCCCATATATAATTAATATAGTATAAAGTTAGATTCTTTTATTTAAATTTTTGATTACATTTGAATCATGCGAAACCAATGGATTGATGTAATTGGTATTTTTAACAGTTATCATTCGACCACCACTTTGAGCGGTTGATAAAGCACTAACTAAATCACCTCCAGCTCTTATATCTGTTTGATTTGATTTACGTTTTTTCAATAAGTTATCAATTCCAGCACCTTTATTTACAGTAACAACTTTATCTCCTCCAACGGATTCAGCCAATGAACCACCTAAAGAATGACCAGCAGTGGTAATATATTTATTTTGATATTTTGATTTTACATTATCCATTAATTTTTTTGATTGATCAAATCTTGTTGTATTTTTAATCATTCCTAATGCAAGTGCACCATCTGTAAACACATCATTTAAAGTTTGTGTACCTCTATAAATAACGTTTGGATTACCCCGACCATCGACAAAAACTTTATGTTGATTGGTTGATAATTCTCTATCAATTTTATAACCATTTTTATCAGCAATTTTTCCTGCTTCATCATTATTTTTATATGATGCTTTCAATAAACTATTTAATTTGTCCGTCGATATTTTCACTTCTTTCTTTTTCTTCATCTATATTATTAATTGATATTTTTTGGCGTTCCAATATTTCCTCTAATGGACTTCTTGCCAAATTCATATTCATTTCAACAATTGATTCAATTCCTGGAATATTATGAAGTGCTTTTGGTAATTTGTCAAAATGATAATCATATTCTTTATAAAATGCATTATATTTTACTTTATTCCAATCCAAATTATCTTGATTTGGAGTTTCAAAAAATTTAAAATCATCTGGTAAAACACCTTTTTGTAATTGTTCATTAATTTTTTTTAGTGACATTATATATTTTATTTAGATTATTTTTTTGTGAATTCTAATTTATTGAAATTCCTATAATACAAATTAGTAACCGTATCAATATCTAAATGATTATAATTTTCATCAAATACATAATTAAATAATATTAAAGCATCATCTTTTGACATATTTAATAATTCATGTGACAATAAAATAAATTCTTCTGTATTTCTAGGTTTAAAAATGGTCATATATGTAATTTGTCTTCTTAATATTTTTGGCATATAATTATATGCTTGTAATGTAAAAACAAAAGCACAACAAATATGTCTTGCTTTTATAATCATTTTACTTAATTGATGTTGTATTAAAGTATCTTTCAATATATTCGCCATATCATCAATAATAATACATGAATATTCAATATAATGTGGTTCAATTGGTTTTTCTTTTTCTTCCTTTTCTTTTTCATCATCAATAAATTTACTTTCCTTTTGTTTGTGTTTTACTTTTTTATTTTTTTTCTCTGCTTGTTGTTCCATATATTTGATTGCTAATTCTTTTTTAGTATTTAGTTCTTGATATATTTCTTCTAACAATTGAATAGACAATTCATGATAAACATCAGTATGGTTTTTGAATGGATGATTTGCAACAGATAAAAATGACGATTCAGGACAAATATAATAAATGTTATCAAAAATATTTCTGTACATTGATTTTGATTTAAACATATTTAATAATAATGAAGTTTTGCCACTACCTCCAGAACCAGTTAATAGATAGATAAAACCATTTCTATTTGGTATATTTTTATCAACAATATCAGGAATAAATATATTTTGAACTTCTTTTATAGGTGCTATTTTATGACCATTTGGATTTTGTATTTCATTAATTGAAACTATTGACATAATAACATAACATTTCAAAATAATATTATCTAAATATATTTTATATATAATACGAAAATACGATGTCAGAAAATACAATTCTTAAACAAAGAGGTCAAAAGTTAAAACAGATGGAAGCAGAAATCATTAATGATCAAGAATCAACAAATGAAGAGCAAAAACCAGTTGAACCAGTTAAAGAGAAGGTAAAAAAACCACGCAAACCAAAAACACAAGGACAAATGGAATCATTTAAAAAAAATGTTTTAGAAAAGAGACAAGCAATATTAAAAAAAAACAAATTAGACAAACAAATTGAAGCATCAAAAATATTATTACAAAATAATATTGAATTACCAACAACAAAAACAAAAAAAGAGAAAGTTAAAGAAAAAATTATAGAAGAAAATAGTACAGATGAATCAGAATCAGAACCAGAAATTATAATTAAAAAAAAACCAAAAAAGAAAAAGAAACCAATTATTATTCATGTTGAAGAATCTTCATCTGAATCTGAAGAAGAGAAAGAACAACCAAAACATCAACAACAAGTACAACAACCATCAAAACAATTTGTATCACAACAAAATAAAAAATCATTAATAAACATTGTTCCAACAAAAAATTATTTTGTAGATTAATGATATATAATGCCAAAACAAATTGTAATTAATTTAGAAATGTTAAAAAAACTTGGACTATTTAAATCCAAAAAATCAAAAAAGATAAAGAAATCTAAACAATCTAAAAATGAAAATAATATTGTCAATAAACAAACAGTTATAATTAATAATTCACACCAAAAAAAAAGTAAATCCAAAAAAAGTAAAACATCAAAACAACAAACAAATTTATCTGGATATCAACAACAACAACCACCAATTTCATCATATAATGGATCATTTCCAAGTACAGGTGCACCAAATAATAATAATAGTAATTTAAATACATTATTAATGCATGAACAATTGGCAGCTTATGAAAGAAATAAAAATGATGAAAATATTAAAAGATATACAGAAAATGAAAATATTAGAAGATATACAGAAAATGAATATCAACAACATCAACAACAACAACAAACAAGATTTGAAAGAAATCCAATTGTTGAAAATCGTTTTTTGTCACCAGTAGGTTTTAGTAATAATGATAATATTGATCAAGCAACATTTGAAGGATCAGATGATTTCCCAATTGAAGGAAATTTAACACCATTAATAGAGGTAAATAAAAATGAATACCCAAAATATAGTGTCACAAATGAAAGTACGACTCCAATCATAGATCAATATATAAATCCATTAATTCGTCAACCAGAAAGCAGTCAAGAATTAATTAGACCAAATGATAACAACAAATTAATAAATGAATTAAATATGGAAGTAATGAGAAAAAATAATCGAAAGGAAGAATTAAGAAAAATTCAACAAAATGAAAATACAGAAGAAAATGAAATTCTAATTCGTCCACCAGAATTAATAGAACCAATAAGAAAATTAACTAGAGAAGAAAAAGATGAAATAATGAAAAAAGAAATAGAAATTGACGCACAAAAAATTATGAATGAAAATAGAAGACCTAATGAAGATAAAATTGATTATATATCACAATTTGAAAGCTATCATAATAAAATTTTTAATAAATCTAACCAAGAAAGAGATATTATGAATAATCGCATACAAGAGTATATGAATTTGTCTGAAGGATCTCAACAAGATAAATTAAATAGAATAATTCATTTGGATCCTAATAATCCTAAATCTTTAGCAAGTGGTCTAACTCGCATTATAAATAAGATAAGTGGTGTTAAAAATACAGTGGAAAAACCCATAGTTAAAAGTAAAAGAAAAATAAATACAAATGTTAAATTCAATATGCCACTTTTTACCTAAATTGATTATATTAATATATTCATTATTTTTTTATTCTACACTAAATAATATACATGTCAAACTTTATAAATTATTCATATACTGGACTAAATGATCTTAATAATATATTTGCTGATAATGCCGATATATCTGTTTTAAATGCTCCATTGATTACAAATAATACATTAACTTCAAATACTATAAATTGTATCAATGAAAATGTTTCTGGAAATTTAACTTTGACAGGTGCAAATAGTGTTTTTTATAGTCCAACAATGGCTTCAAATAATTGTATTGTAAATGGTTTATTAAATAATGGCAATGAAACTATAATTGGTACTTTGGCAGTTGGTGGAACATCAACAATGGCTAATATTTCATGTAATACAGTAAATGCATCAAATGTTATTTCTAATATGGCAAATTTAACAAATATTGGTTCAACAAATGCTGCAATTTCAACAATCAATTGTTCCACATTAAATGGAGTTAATGCAAGTTTTTATGATCCAACATCTAGTATTCAATCACAAATAAATGCCATTGTTAATAGTGCCAGTGTTGGTGGAGGTGGATATTTTACAATGTCATTTGAAACATCAACATTAGCATTAGGTTATAATTGGGCATGTGGAGCAAATCAAATCAGTGCAAATTTATTTAATGTTATGCCTGCTTGTAATTTAATTGGAATGTCTATTTATTGCACAACTAATTTAACAACACAATTTAATTTGGATGTAAAAAAAAATGGTATTTTAATGTATACAGGTTATGCTAGTATTGGTTCAAAAAAAAATTATTTATCAGGTTTTGGCACATCATATGGTTTTGTAAATGGTGATACAATTCAATTATATACATCTCAAGCAGGTGCCCCAGTTGCAAACGCTACACGTGTTACATTATTATTTCAAACAAATGGAATTACTGGAGCACAAGGACAATCATCAACTATAACAATTGGTAGTACATCAACATTAACTGCGGGATCTTCCGCAACTGTCACAAACGTTGGAACTAGCTTAAACCCGATTTTTAATTTTGGCATTCCTTGTGGAATTCAAGGAAATTCAATAACAGGAGCTCAAGGCGAATCATCAAATATATCAATTGGTAGTACATCAACATTAACTGCGGGATCTTCCGCAACTGTCACAAACGTTGGAACTAGCTTAAACCCGATTTTTAATTTTGGCATTCC